ATGAAGCGCATGCATGACGCCTTCCCTAATCGTCCGGCATCTTCTATCACGGTTAAGCAATGGGTTGACCTGCTTACCGAAGAAGAAAAAGATAATCCACGCCGAGCAAGGCAGGTGCTAAGTCAACTAAGATCAGCAATTAGTTGGTGCATGCGGCGTCAGTTGATAGATAGTTGCGCAATTATGAGCATCCAGCCAAGGGACTTCGGCTCCCGTGCTGAGGTAGGGGATCGGGTACTGTCGTATCACGAACTGGCTAAGATTTGGCTTGCTATTGAAAGAAGCCGTGCGTCTACGTCAAATAAGCTCCTTCATCAGATGCTTATGCTGTGGGGGGCGAGGCTCTCAGAGCTTAGGCTGGCAACAAAGACAGAATTTGACCTGCTGGACAACGTATGGACCGTACCGAAAGAGCATAGCAAGATGGGTAATGTTATCCGCCGTCCAATCTTCGAACAAATTAAGCCTTTCCTCGATAAGGCCATGACAACGTACAATGATGTTCTTTTCCCTGGAGAAGACATAAACAAACCGATCAGCATCGCTGCAGCCAACCGATTCGTAAATAGAATAAGGGGAGGGATGGATATAGGTTACTGGCGAACACATGATTTCAGAAGAACGCTTGTTACACGTCTGTCCGAGATGAATGTCGAGCCTCATGTTACTGAGCGAATGCTCGGTCATGAACTTGGCGGGATAATGTCCGTATACAATAAACACGACTGGATAGAGGCTCAGCGCAAAGCGTATGAGCTTCACGCTGATAAATTGTTCTGGCACATCAGGAGCATTTCTGATTAACGCCACCGTTAAGAATCCACCCTTCAACAGCTTCACGAAGGTATGATTTGGGGTGGGTTCTGACTGGCTTCGGAAATCCGTGCCGTTTGGTATAGTTCCAGATTGTCTGACGTGATGAAACACCGAGCTTGTTCATCACTTCTTTCTCAGGAATCAGGCTGGTATCGGTCATCTTAATTCTCCAGGCAAAAATAAACCGCCATCAGGCGGCTTGGTGTTCTTTCAGTTCTTCAATTCGAATATTGGTTATGTCTGCATGTGCTATCTGCGCCCATATCATCCAGTGGTCGTAGCAGTCGTTGATGTTCTCCGCTTCGATAACTCTGTTGAATGGTTCTCCATTCCATTCACCTCTGACTTTGAATTTCATTAAGTTTCACCTGTAAAAAAAGGAGCCGAAGCTCCTTTGATATTAAAATTCGAATTGTCTCGCCCGAAGGCTTTTTAACATTGGTCTTGCCCGTTCGAAAATGGCGCTTGTCTGGTCAATTCGTGTTGCCTCCCTGAGAAGTGCGTCTCTGTTTTTCGTCACCGCGTAGAAGGTTTCAAACGCGATGTCATACAGCTTGCTCGCGTATGATGAGTTAAGTTCCTTCATTATCGGGTACAGGTGTTTGCAGATGTCCTGTGCATTCTCCATCTGTACCTGCATGTAGCAGAGGAGGATGATTTCCTCGTCTGTGAATTGCTGCGCTGGTTGCATGCTGCGAAGTTTCTTTTCGCACTCGATGAAGTATCGGCGTATCTGGCGGCCTTTTTCGTTGCGCTCCACCATCGCAGTTTCTTTGGCTGTATCGAGGGTGAGGTGATAGTCTTTGCTACGGCGATCGCCTCCTCGACCTTTGATTTCCCGATTTGGGGAAACCAAAATATAGTCCTGATTTTCAACGAAACCATATTCAGCAATGCGTTCTGTAATCCACGATGCAAAGCGTTTACCTACCCCAAGAAAAGTATGTAAATCGCGAGCATTAACGAGAAGAGTGGTTTCGTTGGCGATAGTGCCGTTGAATACGGGGATGAGTTGACTGGTCATTTTTATGCCCTTTGCATTTGTTCAGATAGCCCTGTGTTCAGCAGGGCGGTCAGGTACTTGAACACCGTGCAAAGTCGGCCCGTATCCTTAACCTTTCGGTTGTTTTTCGGTATACGCGCTACCCGACCATATCTGAGAAATGGACATAAAAAAGCCGCATGACTGACGGGTGCGGTTTCCGCTTTGCAAGGTGTGTTCAGCACCATGAAGCGGAATATAGCCCCGTTAATGCGGATTTGTCAAATCATGTGGTCTTTATCTTGCTGTAAGCCGCGCCATTCGGGATTTTCCCCATATTTGGGGAAAACTATCTGCGAAGTATTCACCTTTAACGGCAAGTTGCAAGTTAGCCACAGTTTACCTCCTGCGGCGGTTCTGGTAGCGGCATCCAGAACAAGACGTTCCCTAACCACGATAAAGTGCCGTCGCTCAACTCCACGTATTCCCCTTGTACCTGTCCTGCCATATACTCGCCGTGCTTTGAATAAATTAAAATCCAATCATCTTGAGCGGGCATTCGCTCACTACAGCTTATCCAACTATCCGGAGTTACCGGAGAGTTGCCCGACAGCTCGTTCAACTTGTAAGTTTGGCTTACAGATTCGGCTTCCAGTGGCGGTAAATCTGGCACTGTTACGCCAAACAACGCTGCCAGTGCACGATAGTTTTGCTCACTGTGATAGCGGCCTTTACAGCGAACCAGTTTTTCCGCAGCGGATTTGATTACTTCCAGTTCTGCTACCCTCTGCTGATACGTTAATGACTCCTGTGCCAGCCCAGCATTCCAGTCTCGCAGTTCTGCTATGTGCTTCTCTGATGCTTCAAGTAACGCCTGCTTATCGCGTAGCGCTTCTTCCAGTTCAGCAACATGGCATTCACTATCAATAAGGTTGTTATCTGCGGCTTCCTGCTCTGATTTGCGCATCAAAACAACGTGCTTTAATGCGTCCTGGGCTTTCTGAAATTTCAGTGCATAGTCAGTGGCGATTTTTTCCAGTTCTGCGATACACTTGTTTTGGGCTTCCCGTTCATCCAGCAGTGCCTGCACTACTTTAGGGTTGAAAGCTGCGATAAATTCTGCGTTGTTCTCTGCATTTTTCTGGCCGTCAAAGCCAGGCCATTTGATAATGTCTCCGCAACGTTCATCCCCCGGCGTATGCACCGCATATGTATCAGTGCCCGGCGAAATGAATGCGACCCATTCGCCCTGTGTTGCCTGTTTTGCTAACTCACGCAGTGCCTGATAGTCAATCTTGCTCACTGGTTGCCTCCTTTACGCCACATCGCATTCAGATATTTGTTTTGATTCACTGATGGAAAAGAATTTCTCTTAAGCAATTCCTCTCTCGATGGCATTGGCTTTACGCGTTGGCGAATAATCATTTCTGCCGGAAGAATGCCGGGATTGTATGCAAGTCCTCTCATGGTAAACCCGGTAGCCGTAAGGGATAAGCCGAGGGCACCGCGCAGCGGCGATTTTGTTCGCCAGAGCCCGGGGGTGCAGGGGGCGGCGGCGATTGGCCGCCCCCTGCGCGCTCCTTGCGCCAGTGATTATATGAAGCAATGCACATGACAGGAGCGCAACAGGATGAGAGACTGAAATATTCTCGTTATTTTCGGACCTGATGACATTAATTAATTTTAAAATATCATCTTAAATACGCCAGTCACCACCAGTAGCCCAATCAGGAAAATAATCAATACAGCCCAGAGTATAATTTTCATTGGCGTTCCTTTATTTGTGAGTGCTGAATAAGTATAGGAAAAAACGAAGCCCTTTGCCGTTATCCATAAACGATTAAGATAAATCGGAAGATATCATTCACTTAGTGTATATTTTTCTGGATATGTCGTTTTATTGCTACTGATGTATTGCCACGCGAAACTAAAAAATATATCGCAACACACGGTAATCTTCGCGCACCTTTTCTTACCTGATTATTCCCCCATGAATCGTGATTCCTTTTATCCAGCCATCGGGTAATGCTGCCAACTTACTGATTTAGTGTATGATGGTGTTTTTGAGGTGCTCCAGTGGCTTCTGTTTCTATCAGCTGTCCCTCCTGTTCAGCTACTGAAGGAAGAATGCCGGGATTGTATGCAAGTCCTCTCATGGTAAATTCCTCAGTCATTACTGATAGCGCCATAGCGTGAGCGGTAATTACGCAGGCGCGGGTCGATATATTCAGGGAATTTGTCTATTGTCGCTTTTCGCAACGGTCTCATTGCTGTTTCGTTTGTTCGGTCCTTCTCATCTTTTAACGCGAGTTGTATATCGCGTCGGTACATCCGTTCTGCTTTTGTTTCTGGTGGCAGATCAATAAACGTGTCGAAAATGTTTTTGATATTTTCCAGCACCTCCGCCTTGGAGCTACCGGAGCAATTGCGCGGGTCATCCGCACCATACAGAGGCGCTGGCATAATGGGAGCCTTATTTTCAGTAATCAGAAAGGAGGGTAATCGTTCTGGCTGTAACCATAATCATCTGCATGATTCTGGCTTACGTTTTTAGAGCGATTGTCTTTATCTTTGAGATTGGCAACCATGTTGGCGATAGTTTCTGGTTGCTTGCCTTCTGCCTTTTCTTTAAGGGTTTGACCTGTTTGTGCAATAAACGGGATGCGTATTTCCATCTGGTAGCTGTCTGCGCCAGTCTTTTTGTTTGTGGTTAATACTTTCTGGAGCACTAACCCGATTTTCTTTCCATGAAATTCAGGTGCAACAAATTTACTGGCGGAAACCATATGCTGCGTTAATTGTCCAATCCCGGCACACCCCATCATGGCGTGAACGACATTTGCGCCAAATTTGTTTTCCGTGCCGTCATTTTTCTGAACACAGACGCTAAGATATTGGATTTTACGTCCGTCGTCGGATTCGCCAGAAAACTCAATAAATTTGGCTCCTTTTTCTGATTGCTTTAGTTCTGCTTCAGTAATGGTAATGATATGAGCACCAGTTTCGTTAATAAAACCACCTTGCCCTGCGGTCAGTGCTGCTTCTTCGTTATAAGTAAAAATCACGTTGCTCATGCGGCGTTTTCCTTAATTTGATGAACATTATTGATGCCGTAGTAATCACAAACAGTGGCATCGACGAAAGAGAGATCGTTATCAATCTCATTGGAATCAAACATTCCCATTGGGGATTTAACAGTGTCTGCACCGTTGTTTTTTGTGGTGAAAAAGAACTGGTCATCACGGGTAAGGGTGCGAAGAACTATAGTAAACATGCCTTCGACAGTGATTTTCTCGTCCAGCATTTTGCCGATAGTCTTCATTTTCACACGCCCCATAGGAGTTTCTTCGGTGTGCGCAAGAAAATAGACTCTCAGGTCATCAGGCGCATCCTGCGCAGCCTTAATGACCTCCCATGCGTGACGGCCTATCTCAGTAAATTTATCAAACGATTTTTCTTCTGAGCGGCGCATAAACTCATTGCTCATCACATACTGGAAGTCATCAACAATAACGATTCTTTTCCCGTATTCGTGAGCACGCTTAATTACGGCAACTATTACGTCCCATTTGTCAGTGGTAACTACGGTTCCTTTTTTTGCTCTGGCATCCCATGCAAGCCAGTCTTTTGATTTAAATGGTAGCGGCTTGCCTATTGGTTTTATAAGTATTGCTTCCTCTGGATTGATATTTCTCATGCTGGTTGATTTTCCGGTGCCAGACTCACCGAGTATTAATGTCGCAGTTCCCATAATTTGCCTCAGAATGGTAATTCGGATGGGGAGGAAAGAAACTCGCGCTCATTCATGCGCTCTCTTTGTGCCTGCCATAAACAAAGTTGTTTCTTTGATTTATCTCCCGCTTTACGCCAGTAACGAGCCTCAGCAATGTGATATTCTCTTTTTAATCGACTTAACTCTGGAGTTTTCGCCAGTTCTACCGGAATCATTTTGACCTCCATTTCCTGTAGGCTTCGACGGCCTCACGAAACATCTTTTCATCGCCAATAAAAGTGGCGATAGTGAATTTAGTCTGGATAGCCATAAGTGTTTTATCCATTTTTTGGAACTCCTGGCTGATTAAGTATGTCGATAAGGCGTTTCCATCCGTCACGTAATTTACGTGTGATTCGCTCAAGTAAAGATTCGGAAGGGCAGCCAGCAACAGGCCACCCTGCAATGGCATATTGCATGGTGTGCTCCTTATTTATACATAACGAAAACGCCTCGAGTGAAGCGTTATTGGTATGCAT